ATTTTGCTCTATTGGAGATAGCTCTGAATCTATCTCTGTTAGTAATTGATACTGCCCTACCGACAGATTAAATAACTTTGTATTTCCCATATCCTTTCTTACTGAATTTGTGCATTATTAAATATCTAAGAGCGTCTATTGCGTGGTTATAGTTGTCTATTGGTACGTTTAAGCTCTTACCTGACCTATCTACCTTCCACTTATATTGTTCCAGCTCCTTTATTAAGTTCTTACTGCTCGAATGTACGTTTATTTTATAACCTTTTAATAGGTTTATCCCAAACATTATACTATCAGCACCCTTCTTTACTCCGTCAATAGTCCACCTCATACGCCTAAGCTCCTCTATACTTTTAGGCTCTGAACTATCTGCCACTATTAGAGAGCCTCTGCTTACGTTTAAAGCCTCCATCCTATTACTTATATCATTGTTAGTTAGCCCAGTGTCGTAGATAAGCTCTTTTACCCATAGCTCGCCGTCTTGCATCCTAACCTCGATTAGTGTACTTGGGTCATTCGAGAAGCCAAAGTCCATTCCATAGCCTATTAGCTTCTTATCTGAAAAGTCCTCATTCGTTACAAACCACTTACGCAAAACAAGCCCCTCTATTCTTCCAGTCCTACCTCTTGCGTATACCTTCCATAGGTCTATATCGTTGTTTTTAAGTGCCTCTATCTTCTCCCTTATCTTATCACTGAGGAAAGGGTTATGCCTATGGTCTGATATTATTAGATGAGTATTTGGTAGCGGTATCAGTTTGTCGTGTACCCAAAAGCTCGCATCAGGGTTATAGTCTATGTAGACTTGTTTGCGAGTTCTTAACGCCAGCTGCTCGTAAACATTGTAAGGTATGCCGTTCGCCTCGTTTATGAATAGGTAGTCTCTTTTACCACTCTTTGCGTCTTGGTCATTATCGTAGCTATTGAACTCCATTATAGAGCCGTTCTTAAAACTGAATACCCTATCTGACCTATTATAGAATGTCACTTGCTGCTTAATCGCCTCGTCTGCGTTGTGGATGTCTATCGCATCCCTCAAAGCTCCCACCTTTAAATTAGGTATGTCTTGCCCTACTATCGTAATAGTACAAGTCTCTGCTATTGCTTTGCTGAATAGCACTTGCAGAATAGCATAGGTCTTACCCGAAGATGTGCCTCCCTGATTGACTACAATATCCGCAGTACATTCAAAATTCTGACGATATAGAGCAGAGGTATTAATCAACTATGTCCTTCTCGTTATTGGCAAACGGTACGCCAGTATCTATGATATTAATATCAAGGCTCTTGTAGGTGGTCTCTTGGTGAACCTCTGTACGTTCTATATACCCTCTTTTTTTGCCTTTCGTCTTTAGGTAGAAGATAGTGCCTGACGTATTGCCCTCACTTATCTGCTTATGTAGCTGACTTTCTGCGAAGTCTAAGGCTATGTTCTCTACGTCCTCTACTTGTTTCTTATACTCCTCGTCAGTTTTTAGCCATTCATAATGAGTAGACCTATTTATGCCTACTGCTTTACAAGCTGAGGTTACTACTCCTAAAGACTTTTCAAGGGCTTGTATCATAGCCTTTTTATGTGTTGGATTTTGTTGGCTCATATTCCTTTAAACGCTTTTAATGGGTAAAATATCAGGCTATTTCTATAACCCCCTTCGTGAGTGGGTATTATTGGCGTTACTCCGTGTACGTTTCTCCAAGCTGGGTAAACTAAAATAGAATTATCTTTCTGCCCTATTGTAGCCCCGTAATCTGGCACGTGCAAATCTCCTCCCTTAGAGTTATGTTTCTTGCAGATGATTACGTTTACTGCTCCTTTTATATTGCCAGTATCTCTATGAAACGGTGCAGATATATTGTAATTAGAAATAGAGCTTGTAAAAAGGTTTGCAAATCTCCATTTTTTAGGCACATCTTTAAAAACTTCTATTTGTTGCTCGTATTGTTTTGGCAGTATTTTCTTAATTAAAGCCTCACTTTCTTTAGCAAGTAGTAACATTGCTTTGATAAAAGTTTGTGCAGTTTTAATAGAATGAACGCTTGAGTAGTTTGGATAAGGTCTTTTAAATTGTGCTTTTGGAGCTATACTGCCAATAATAGCACTAAATTGATTTACTCTCGTTTTTTCGGTAAGTCCTTTTTTCATCAATTCGTATTGCTCTTTATTTGATACGGTAGCCCTTGACATATTACTTTTCGGTACATTGTCACTTCTAAACTCAGCATTCGCTAAGTCAGCCAGCTTGCACATTTTCTCAGGCATCTTTGACATATAAAAACCTATTGGTTCTCCATCTATATAAAAGATAGAATCTTCTGTTACGTTTGGCTCTATGTATTCGCAAACTTCTCCTATTTTTCGCTTATGTTCGACTTGCACTAAATCTATTCGTTTCATATTTTATTTATTAAACGCAAACACATTTGTACAAGCTGGGAACCAACTTTTTTGCCATACGTCATAATCTCTGCTTTTAAACTTTGCAATATTACCTACGTCTTTTAAATCTTTATATTGCTTTTGTTGTTTCTCGATTATATTCCAAAATCTTGGTAAACTTGAATCAATGTCAAAGCTCCATTCGTAAACTAATTTTTTGAAGACTTTTTTTGTATTTTCTAATATTAGCATTTCTGCTCCTTCTATATCCATTTTACAACAATCAAATTTCTTTGCTTCAATATCAAAATTTATACAAGGTACTTTTAAACCTTTGTTATTCCATTTTTTTACTATTGAGTTCCTCCAAACATTATTATTATTGCCTACAAATAAAACCACTTCCTTTCTATCGTTATGAACAAGTGCAGCTTGAACTATATTAGCTTTAAATCCATTCAATGCTAAATTTTTTTTAATCATTTCGCAATTAAAAGGGTCTGGCTCGTAAACGGTAACATCCGCACCAAAAGAACAAGCTAATAAAGCGAATGAGCCTACGTTGCCTCCGCAGTCCATCCATTTCTCGCCTTTCTCAATAGTCATACTTTTTTTTAAGTAGGTTTTATTTCTTATAACCTCCTCGAATGTTTTTAAGTCAGAGAACCCCTCTCTATGATAAAATTTTATTCCGTTTATTTCATCTTTTAAAACTTTCATAACTTATCCTTTTCAGCTTTTAAATATTCCATTATTAAACCTCCTACATAAGCCTTTTGCTCACGCCAAAACTTAACAAGTTGATAGGCTTCCTCGTAGTGTTCTGCTTCAAACTCTATTTGAATGGCTTTCTTTACTCCGTTAGTCATATCTTCTAACTGCTCAGAAACATCTTCCTCATCTAATATGGAATAATCTACTTCAGTAGGTTGTTGCCAAACATCTAAACCCCACTCATCTAATTCTAATGAATCCCACTCATTCGCAAGTATCTCCCAGTCGTGTTCTCCAAACCCTACGTTATCAGCTATAATAAATCGCCTCGTCTCGTCCTCTGTAAGCTCGTCTGCTCGCTTTACCCATTCGTCAGGTATATCCTTATACCCTAACTCTTTTAAAGCCTTTAGACGCATATTCCCACCTAAGACTATATTCTCCGAATTAACTACCATAGGTCTAAGCTCCATCATCTTAGGGAATTCAGATATAGACTTCTTTAGCTTGGCAAATTTCTCGTCTTTAATAATACGAGGGTTGTTAGGGTTGCTCTTTATTTCTTTTATGTTCATTGTAGATATTTAAAATATAGTTTTAGGACGTGCTTGTATATGCACTTACCGCAGCCAGTATCAGGTCGGTAGTTAAAATCTTGTTGGCATAGCTTAACAAACTCAGTATGTAGGTCAGAGTTTAGCTTGCCTCCTTCTTGTTTTACTATGGTAATTATGTTGTCTCTTAACTCGTCTGTCATAGCGTTTGCAGCCTCTTAGCGTTCTCTTTTGTTATATTGTACTTTATACTTACGTCCTCTTTTAGCTTTAGTCCTAAGTCTACTTGCATATTATGGTTGCCTTTTATCTTTTTAATCGCAGCAGCCCAGTTATTATTATATACTTTTAGGCTGTTTTTTGTGGTTGATAGCAAATTATAAGGCATTACCGCACTAACCATAACTGGCTTAGCGAAGTGTCCAGCCTCTATCATTTTTAGCTCCGATTTGCAGCTATTGAATGTATTTTCCTGAAGAGGTATTATACAGATACCGCAGTCCTCGTAATCCTTAGCGTATTCTGTAACTCCATTTATCTGCTGCATTATACCTTTCATTCGCTTGGGTAGCTTCGGAGTCTTAACGTATAGCTCCTCGTTATTGAACGCCTCGCCTAATAGTTTTAAGTCTTTTAGGTGTGAATTACCACCTGAATAAAAAAAAGTATCAAAGTCTATGCTTAGATTTTCATAAGCGAACTGCTTTTCCAGAGGGTCTATGGCATTCTTTACTACCTCTACATTTTTATTATATGGCGTTATCTTCTCAGCCAGTACCTTCGTAGTAGTCCATACTTGGTCTGCGTGCTTTATATTTGATACGATACATTTGTCCATCTTAGTTTTAGCGTAGTAGTGCTTAACTGGATGACCCTTAGGCAATATCCAATAATCGTCTATATCGCATATTACTTTTATGCCTTTTGCCTTTAGTAAAAGTATAGTTTCTTCAGGCTTCATAAGAGCCGAGATATTTCTATTATATACTACGTGAGTTACACCCTCAAGCTTTTGCAAAAAGTCGTCCTTTTGGTTCATTAAGCATACTACCTCTATACCGTAGTCCTTTGACATCTTAACAAGCGGCACTATCAATCTATGATATGATACCGCACTTATTGACTGAGTGACAATAGCTACCTTAATATTTTTTTCGTACATTATTTTAAACTCTTTTTTCGCCTTCTTATAGTCCGCTTTTAGCGTCTTGTATCCTATGGACGCTCCTTTGTGTATCTGCGTAAGGTTTTCTCCGTTATAGATAGCCCTGAGTATATTAGCGTGGTAGTGCGTCATACTATTTAGAACATCGTCTACCTCTGTTTTCTCGTAGCTTTCATTCAAGAAGTAAGGGTCTTTAGCGTTGCACTTCTTTAGCCATTGGTTACGCATCACCATAGCAAAAAAGCCCTTCAAGTTATCTTTGAAAGGCTTTTGCGTACATATATCAAATGCAACAGACACTAATTCGTCTGCTTCATTTTGGTTTTTGGTTAGTTTTAGAGCATAGTCTCGTATGCTCTTATCAAAATATATCTCTTCTAATTTCAAAAGGGTAAATCACTTGACCCAGCACCGTTATAATCGTCTGCGGAGTCTTTTGTTTTGGTTTCGTTAGGCTTCCAAGTGTCAAGCTCTACATAAGGCTTTCCACTTTTAG